ATGCCAAATACGCCAGCAAACATCAACTTTGGGTTTACCCAGGGTTTTGGTTCGCTGGCACTTACGCGACGCAAAACGAAAATACCCGTCTGACCAGCGCAATTTGCTGTGCAGCAACCGATTAAACCATGCGCGCAGCATTGCTGCAAGGCCCCTACTAGGGGCTCTAGGGGCTCTAGCGAACCGACTTATGTGTTACCGACTCGGCGTGTACAACAACGTTAAGCGTATTTATGCAGGTCAGCGGCACTCTGCCGCATTTTGCCCTATTGCACACGACCAAAAACGGGCTGAGACTGCCTACATGCAACCATTGCATATAAACACCTTATATCGCACGCGTGTTCGAATGTACTAGGTCCTCCGCAAAGCGGGCAAACACCACAGCAAAGGCTAATCCATGTCTTGGACAGTCTATGTACTGATCGGTTCTCGTAATAAGCCGCTTTACGTCGGTTCAACTGACAATATCTCGCGTCGGCTAAGAGAACACTGGAACCAACCGGCGCTATATCCCGAGTTGAACTGGCGGACGAAGCGTGAAGCGGTGCGCCGGGTTGAGTTGATTGAGTGTGAAACCCAGCAGCAGATGGAAGCTACGGAAGTCTTGACGATCCAGCGTCTAAAGCCGCTGCTCAATAGGAAACATAACTCTAGGAAGCGTCCGCTGGTCGGATTGGCTACACCGCCGAAGATCAGAGAGAGGAACGGAGAAATCTTGCGAAGGGTGCTTAATGCCTGCTCGTAGCAAGCCGGTTGAGCATAAGCGGCGTGTCGGCCGTGGGCCTGGTGTTGATGCCGCTGGTAAGCGGTTGTCTACTGTGACGGCACTGCCGACCCCTACCGGATCGCCGCCTCTACCAGGGCATTTAGGTGGTTGTGCCGAGCATTGGGAGCGTATCTTTTCGGCTAACTGGGTTTCACCGATTTATGACGTGATGGGTGTGCAGCGGTTGTGTGAGATGTATCAGCAGCGCGCCGCTATGCAGAAGTCGTTAGCTGAGACAGGTTGGATGTTGGAGCGGGGGACTGGGGCGCCGATGGCGAATCCAATGGTGGGGCAGATTAATCGGTTGGATACTGAGATTCGTCATCTTGAGGTGGAGTTTGGTTTGACGCCGGCGGCGCGGGCTCGGTTGGGGTTGACGGAGGTGCAGCGGCAGTCGCGGTTGGATGAGATGATGCGCCGGCAGAGGGAAGCCTAGTGGGGCGGGTTGCTGGGTGGCCGCCGCGGTGGTTGACGCCGGTGCCGGTGGCGGCGGTGCGTAAGTCGCGTGGCGGTGATGTGGGGGAGTTCATCGACGGGTTTTGTCATGTGACGAAGGATTCGATCGGTGGCCGGGTTGGTGAGCTGATCGTGTTGCGGCCGTGGCAGAAGCTGCTGCTGCGGCACTTGTTCGCGGAGCGGCCGGATGGGCGGTTGCGGCATCGGCAGGCGTTGATCGGGATGGCCCGCAAGAACGCGAAGTCGACGCTGTCGGCGGGGATTGCGTTGCAGCGGCTGCTGATGGGGGCGCCGGGCTCGGAGATCTATTCGTGTGCGGGGGATCGGGAGCAGGCGCGGATCGTGTTCGGCACGGCGCGGCGCATGGTGGAGATGGAACCTGAACTCGGCGCGCATCTCAAGTGCTACCAGAACGCGATCGAGCACGCCGCGGCCGGCAGCGTGTACAAGGTGCTCTCGGCAGAGGCTTACACCAAGGAGGGGTTGAACCCGACGTTGGTGCTGTTCGATGAGGTGCATATTCAGCCGAACCGTGAGCTGTGGGATGTCATGCAGTTGGCTGCGGGTGCCCGGCCGGAGCCGCTGATGGTGGGGATCACGACAGCCGGGGCGCGGTATGACTCGACTGGGCGGGATTCGCTGTGTTACGGGCTGTATGAGTATGGGAAGCGGATCATTTCGGGTGAATTCGTTGATCCGTCGTTCTTTATGGCCTGGTGGGAACCCTACGATGATAAGGCTGCGACGACTGATCCGAAGGCGTTGCATCAGGCCAATCCCGGGTATGGGGATATTGTGTCGGCCGAGGATTTCGAGGCGACGGTGTTACGCACACCGGAGCCGGAGTACCGCACGAAGCGGATGAATCAATGGGTGACCGATTTGCAGGCGTGGCTACCCGAAGGTGTGTGGGATGCCTGCTCGGACGCTGCCGTCGGTATTGCTGACGGCGATGAGGTGTGTTTGGGGTTCGATGGTTCGTACAACGGGGACAGTACCGCTCTGGTCGTCGTGGTGTGTGGTGGAAAACCGCACGTCGACGTCGTCGAGTGCTGGGACAAGCCGGCCGACGGCCCTGATGCGTGGACGGTTCCGATTGCTGATGTTGAGGACGCGATCCGTTCGGCGTGTCGGCGTTGGCAAGTCCGGGAAATAGTCTGCGACCCGTATCGGTGGGCGCGGTCGTATCAGATCCTGGCCGATGAGGGGCTGCCGATTGTGGAGTTTCCGCAGTCCCCGTCTCGGATGACGCCGGCCACGCAGCGGTTTTACGAAGCGGTGTGTAACGGCGGGTTGACGCATAGCGGGGATGTGCGGTTGGGGCGGCACATCAAAAATGCTGTCCTCAAAATTGATTCGCGTGGGCAGCGGATCGTCAAAGAGAGCCAGCGGTCGGATCGCAAGATTGACTTGGCGGTGGCCGCGGTGATGGCGTTCGACCGGGCAAGTGTTGTGGAGCCGACTTACGATCTGCTTCAAAGTGTTTGGTAGACCGACTTTGCGTTGCGGGCCGTCATGTGAGTGACCATCTAGGCGAGGCCCAACAGTGGGTTATGCAGGCTTACACATCCGACACACAGGCAGCTGTTAGCTGCCTCATTAATGCGGTACACGAATTGATTAACGCAGTGGGCAAGTTAGAGGCCGACTGTTTAACGGCGGAGGGATCTGCAATGGATCACAAGGAGATTCGGTGATGGCTATCAAGTCGTATAACTATGATGTGCCGCCGGCTGGTGGCGGCCCGTATGATGCGCCGACGCCGCATGCGGCGGTGGTGGCGCAGGAGCCGTTCGTGGCGCCGGAAAAGGATCTGACCGATTTGGGTGATCAGCATCATCCGATGTTCGGTGAGGCGTCGGAGGCCGGCGGCTAGACCATGTGGCCGTTCAAGCGCGCTGAGGTTGAGCAGCGCGCGATTTCGCAGTGGCCGTGGGACATCGGCGGGCCGCCGCCGTACGCGACACGGACCGTGTCGGTGGACCGGGCGTTGTCGCTGGTCCCGGTGTTTGCCGCGGTAAGATTGCTGGCGGACTCGATCGCGTCGCTGCCGCCGGTGCTGTACAAGACCGGGGCAAATGGGTTGCCGGTGCGCCAACCCGATCCGCCGCTGTTCATCGCGCCGAGCGTCCATGGCACACTGCCGGACTGGCTGCACCGCGCCGTCGTCTGTATGGCGTTGCACGGAGACGCTATCGGCATAATTGCCGAAACTAGCTACGATGGTTGGCCCACCATGGTCGAATGGCTTGACCCCCAGCAGGTCGTCACCCAGGACAGCAACCGTTTCGGTCCCGGCTCCTACATGGATCCACTGTGGTACTGGTATGGGCAGGCATTACCGCGGGATCGGCTGATCCACGTGCCCTGGTTCACGATGCCGTATCGGGTTCGTGGGCTGTCGCCGATCGCCGCCTACGCCGCCACTGCGCACGTCGGGCTGGCGTCCCAGGACTACGCCGCGCAATGGTATGAGCAGGGCGGTGTTCCGCCCGGCACCTTCCAGAACGTGAAACAGACGGTGTCCAAAGAGGACGCCGATCTCATCACGGCGCGGATCACGGCGCGGCTACAGACCCGGAAACCGCTTGTCTACGGGGCGGATTGGGCGTACAACCCGATCGCGGTAACTCCGAACGAGGCGCGGTTCATTGAGACGATGCAATTGACCGCAACGCAGATCGCCACGATTTACGGGATCCCGCCGGAGAAGATCGGCGGCACCACCGGCAAGAGCCTCACGTATTCGACGGTGGAAATGAACACCCTTGACTATCTGACGTTTTCGCTGCGGCCGTGGCTGGTTCGCCTCGAGAAAGCGTTTACGAAGCTGTTTCCGCGGGGCCAGTACGTGAAGTTCGACACCAGCGAAATGTTGCGGGCCGACACCAAGACCAAAGCTGAAATCGCGGCGCTGTCGTTGGGTACCCCGAGCCAGCCGTGGCTGACCCAAGATGAGGTGCGCGCCGACTATGACCGGCCGCCGATGCCCCCACCGCCCGAGCCTCCGCCGGCGCCGATTGCACCCACCCCCAACATGGTGGGATCGCCGGCGCCGGCGGCCCCCATGAACGGACAACAGCCCGCCGCCGTGGGCGCCACATCGAAAGGATCCACCAATGGCAATGGATGACTCCAAGAAACCGTACGGCGACGTCAAATACGCGGACCCCGGTTACAAGGAAGGCGTCAAGCGTTACCCGATCGACACCGAAGCCCACGCGCGGGCGGCCTGGTCGTATATCAACATGCCCAAAAACCAGTCCGGCTACAGCTCCGAGGAACTCGCATCGATCAAAGGCCGTATTAAGGCCGCCCTCAAACGCTTCGGTGTCCAGGTCAGCGACGACTCCCGCAGCCTCGAGGTCGACAACAGCATCGAACGCATCTTCACTACCACGTGGCAACCAAAACTTGGGATGCCCGTCGAAGTCCGCGCCAGCAAGAATGGCCGCGAAATCGGCGGCTACGCCGCAGTATTCAACCGCGACTCGGAAAACCTCGGCTCCTACATCGAAAACATCGCGCCACCCTTTTTCAACA